ACTAAACGACATTGAAATAGATAGCATTAAAAAATGTTCTGGAATTCAAGATGACGATATATTTCTTGAGATGAAAAACTATGAATTGAATTTTACTGTGAAACAACTAATGTTAATATGCGAATACTATACAATTAAAGATATTAAAACCAATAAATTAAAAAAACAAGATATTATTGAGCAGATAATATTATTTGAAAGCGACCCAGAAAATATAGAAATTGTAACTAAACGAAAAGAGTTATGGGATTATATGGACGAATTAAAGAATGATAAAATGATGAAAAAATTTGTTATTTGGGGATAAAGACGGTTTAAAAATTATTTATTATTTATCTCTATAAAATATAGATGGTGTTATCAAAACTAGACAAATCAACGAGTTATCCAGAATTAAAAGGCGTAGACCCAGATGATTTTAAAAAGGAAGCAAATTTATATGAAATAGAAATAAAAGACATTGATGTTGTAATTGCTGTTGGCGCTGCAAAGAAGAACTATGAACAACGAAATATAACTTATTTCCCGGTTTATTTAGTAAAAACAAATAATAAAGTAATTCAGATAGGAGTGTATGAAGTATTTACTACAGATTTACTGAATTATATGGACGAAAATGGTAATTTAAATGTTGAGGAATTAGACGACCCCCTTATTTATACATTTGTCTCTAAAAAGATGTTAGAAAACTTACGGCTTGTTATTGAGGGTGATAGTAAAAATATGGATGAACTTGTTAAAAAAGAGGTAGAGGAATTAAATGACGTAGACGTGGAAGACGCAAATTCCTATACTGAAAAAGATAAAGCAAACGACGGTGTGTTTGAACAACATAAAATACCTAAATTGCGCGAGGATATTTTTACGCAAGTTGAAAACTTTGTTCCAAGCGTTTCAACCTTAACTGAAGAAACTAAAAAAGACGCTGATGCTTTAAGAGATAAATATGAAGCATCTTCATCAAACACTTGGATTGAAGACTATACAAAGAATAATAAATTTGGTATTATTGATAATGAAGGGGGTGGAGATTGTCTTTTTGCTACGATTAGAGATGCATTCTCGCAACTAGGTCAACATACTACTGTTCAAAAGTTGAGAAAGAAACTAGCGGAAGAAGCAACTAATGAAATTTTTTTAAATTATAAAGAACAATATGATATGGCTAGCGCTTCAGTGGTTGCTTCTACAAAAGATATCAAAGAATTAGAAATAGAATATGAAAAATATAAGAAACTATACAGCGAAACATTAGATAGAAATCAAAAGAAACAATTTACAGATGCTGCTAAAAAATTAAAAGAACAAAGAGAACGCATCATTAAAGAGAAGATTTTATCTCAAGAAATTGCAAACGAATATAAATATATGAAAGACATAGACACGCTAGAAAAATTTAAACGTAAAATCCAAACTTGTGAGTTTTGGGCTGAAACCTGGGCATTAAGCACACTTGAGCGTTTGTTAAATATTAAGTTCATTTTACTTTCAAGTGAAGCACATAAGTCAAAAGACTTAGCAAATGTATTGAACTGTGGTCAACTAAATGATACTATTTTAGAATCGCGTGGCGTATTTACACCTGATTTTTATATAATGGTTGATTATCTTGGCTGGCATTATAAACTAATTACATATAAGAAAAAATATATATTCGCTTACTCTGAAATACCATATGACATAAGGAAAAAGATTGTGGATAAGTGTATGGAGAAAAACAGTGGAGTTTTTGCTCTAATACCAGATTTTATAAAGTTTAAAAGCCAGTTTGTAAAGGAACCTACTGCATGTAAGTTTGAAGAATTATCTGATGCTAAGATTAGAGGACTATATGACGAGGCGATTGTTTTTCAGTTCTACGATAAATCTGCAAATGGCCGACAACCTGGCAAAGGTTCTGGAGAGATAATACCAAAGGAGGCTGTTCTTGGTTTTTCTAACTTACATTCAATTAAAGACTGGCGTAGAAAATTGGATGATTTTTGGGTTGAACCTGATAAGACATTTGTTCTTGATGGACATAGATGGAATAGTGTTGAGCACTACTATCAGGGTTCTAAATTTAAAGAATCTAATCCAGAATTTTACTTATCATTTTCAGCAGAAGCCGGTACAGAATTGTCTAAAAATCCTGAGATGGCAAAGGCTGCTGCTAGTTCATCTGGAAAATATAAGGGCGAACTTTTACGCCCTGTTGAGGTATCTATTGATCCTACGTTTTATGGTAAACGTAAAGAAAAAGAACTATTTGACGCTGTTTGCGCAAAGTTTAATCAAATAGGAGAATTAAAGACGGTTTTATTGGAAACAAAGAATGCAAAACTGATGCATTATTTGAAAGGAAAGGAGCCCGAATTAGCAGAATCATTATTAACAGTCAGGGATAAACTGCGCGGTCCTACATTATCTATTTAAAACCAAATTTTAATCTCTTTTACTTACATAAAACAACATTTCTTTGATAATTTCATTGTCTTACTTAATTTAATGAGAGAAACGCTAGAGTCTACTAGAGTGTTGAATGTTGTTTTTGTAAATTCTTGTGTTAATGCATCAAATACAATTAACCCCTCTGTTAATAAAATATTAAACGTTAATTTAATCAAATCTCCACATACGTTACTTAATTGGATTGAATCTTTTTGAGACTTTAATGACGCCATTAATTCATACATTGTAGAGAATAACGTCATCAACTCAGGAACATCATAAGAGTCTATTTTATTATCCGCAACAATTTTTTTAAATGACTCTTCAATTTTAAAAAAGAAATTAGGGGCAGTTTGTAAAACAAGCGTTAATACTTTAATAAGTTCTGGTGTTAAATCATATTTGCGTTGCATTTCTTCTCTCACTGAGATTATTATAAGAAGGTTTAAGAGAGACTTTATTTCTAGTGTAGGTTTTACTTCATCTGCTTTTACTGGTTCTTCTGCTTTTACAGGTTCATCTTTTACTGGTTCTTCTGCTTTTACAGGTTCAACTTTTACTGGTTCTTCTGCTTTTACAGGTTCAACTGGTTTTACAGGTTCAACTGGTTTTACAGGTTCATCTTTTACTGGTTCAACTTGTTTTACAGGTTCATCTTTTACAGGTTCAACTGGTTTTACAGGTTCATCTTTTACTAGTTCTTTTTCTTTTACTGGTTCTTTTTCTTTTACTGGTTCTGCTTCTTGTTCTTCTTCATTAGTTGTATAATCAGAATTAGACTCAGTAACTATATTTGTTGAATCTGCTATGGGTATTTCATCAAAAATGGATTCATCATTTATCGCATCTTCTTGGCTCTCATCAATGAGGACTACATTGTCCGACAATTCTGAACTCATATTAGGGTCATCAAGTTGGGTATCTTCTTGCTCCACGTTCTTAGGCTTTCTTCCCTTTTTTTGTGGTTTTGGCTTATTTTCCATAATTATAATTTATACAAATATTATTTTTGTTTTTATAAATTTTGTAATTCTTAATTAATTTTGATAATAACAGTTTGACCCAATTTCATTTAATTTGGGTATTTCTGAATAAGGGCAACAACCATATCTAGTTCCAGTACAGCCATTAGAATCTTTCTTTGGTTTACGAACTATTGCGTTATTATCTTGATAGTGTGCGTTGTTTGGTGTTAATTTCTTATTAGATGGCACATTAATGCTTCTAGTTAACATAAGAATTATTATTATTAGAAGTAAGATAACAATAACTATTTCTAATGCATCCATTATATATTTTATAACTACAAAATATATAAATATAACTATTAATAATATAAAAGATTATGAAACTCACTAAAAGCAGCGAAATGTTAATGTCATTTTTCTTAGATAAAAAGTGTATAAATCATGTTAAACAAACAGCAAAAACTAAGAAAATTTTAGAGCAATTATATTTGGACATTAAAACCGCGGATGATTTTATAAAAACGCAAAAAAATAAAGAAGGTGATAGTTTTTATAAATTGAATATAACAAAGATTCAAACAGTATCCCAAATTCCTAAACCTAGTTCTTTTAACCAAAGCAGTTTTCCCAAGGAAATCCGTGAACACATAGACACTGAAATGTTGTATGATTTATCTTATACTTTTTCTCTCTTTGATAGAGAAATTATTATACATTTTGTTGTTGAAGACCCCTCTGTTGAGCATCAGATTGAAATATATAATGACTATATTGAAAAGATACTTACTTGGTTACATATTGTTAATGAATACTCATCAAAAAAATGTTCTAAACGCGTAGTTTTATATATGTATTTTACGTCGCTTAAAAAACAACTTCCAACAAGTAACTTACACGTATTAAATGAAAATAATGTAAATACCGCATTCACCTATACATGTCCAATAGATTCAGAAATAGTTGTTTTCAGAAAAGAAGAATGGTTAAAGGTATTAATGCATGAAAGTTTTCATAATTTTGCACTAGATTTTTCGGATATGAATAATGATGAATGTCGCAGATTTATTCTCTCTATTTTTAAAGTAAAATCGGATGTAAATTTATTTGAAGCATATACGGAATTTTGGGCAGAGATAATGAATGCCGCATTTTGCAGTTATTATTTGAATAAAGAGAGAAATGGAGTAGCGGAGTTTCTAAAGAATTTTGATTTTTTTATTAATTTTGAAAGAACCTATAAATTTTTTCAGATGGTAAAAACATTAGATTTTATGGGGTTGAAGTATATTGACCTTATAAATAATACACCCGAATCTGGTTCATTGAGAGAAACATTATATAAAGAGGAATCCAGTGTTCTCTCTTATTATATTATTACAACTATTATGATGAATAACTATCAAGGTTTCTTATCTTGGTGTAATACAAATAATTTATCATTGCTTCAATTTAAAAAGACAACCTCAAACCTTAATGAATTTTGTAAATTTATTGAATCTAATTATAAAACTAGGTCACTATTTGAGTCAATTGAATGTATGCAGGGCTTTTTGGCATCAATAAAAAATGGGAAATATGTCAACCTTAATAGTAATAGTAGTAGCAGTACTAATAATAGCAGTAATAGTAATAGCAGTAATAGTAATAGTAATAATAGTAAGAAACCTAATAAATTATCAAAGTCGCTAGATTTTGTTTTAAATAACATGAGAATGACTGTTTGTGAGTTGGGTTAGGAATAACGACAATTTATCCTTTACTTTTGTTTTTAATATATCTTTAAAATTTTCACCAGTTGTTCTAATTAGTTCAACTGAGTTATACCAATATGTTGAAGTCGGGTCATCTGACCATCTCCATTCAGAATGACCTAATAGTAACCAAGTTTTTATATTTAAAACCCCTGCTAAATGAACTGTTATGGTATCTATTGTTATTAGTAAATCTAATGA